ATTGTTGACAACAACGGATCAGTGGAAGAACTGTATAGCCAGATTAGAAATCTGGTGTGATGTTTCCTGGCTTCCAGGTGTTGGGCATTTTGGCTAATTCTTGTTGGCAATTCAAACATATGCTTTTTAAGTTTGCCCAGTGTACATTGTCGGTATTACCATCGACATAATAAACATTAGACTGCTCCAACAGTTTGAATTTGAATCCACACTTGTCGCAACGTTCTTTCTTTCTATAGCCCGAACGAAACCAATTTGGTGCTTCGGGCTTTATCTTGCGTCCGCTATGAATGCAACTGGTGCAGGTAGACCTGTAATATGGCTTGTCACCACGGTAGTAGTTCAATGCTACTGGATGTTTTTTACACACTGGGCACGATTTTCTTTGCATTATATTACTTATCCTGGAAAGGACCTTGGAAAGGACCGCTAACCACCCTGTTTTTATAAACAACAATAAATAACTACAATAACGTTTATAAAGGACGACGACTATGGCATTAGTATCCCCAGGATTACAAATTACGGTTACCGATGAGAGCCAATACCTACCAACCGCGCTAGGTACAGTTCCATTTGTGCTGATTGCTACTTCAGAAGATAAAAGAATCAACGGAGTAACAGCACCCGGTACCACAAAGGCAAACGCAGGAAAAGTTTATGGCATCTCTAGCCAACGAGAACTGGCAACCACATTTGGTTACCCTAGATTTCGTCAGAGCAGCGCCGGAACTCCATTGCATGGAAATGAATTAAACGAATATGGACTAATGGCTGCTTACAGTGCGTTGGGACTTGGCAACAGAGTATGGGTAATCCGTGCTGATGTGAACTTGGATGATTTAATCGGAACAAGTATTCGTCCAACTGGTAGAGTGGCCAATGGCACTGTTTGGTTTGATACATCAACAACCAGCTTTGGTTTGTTTGAATACAATCGTGCAGATAACACATTCACTAAGGTTGCTCCAACGTTGATTACAACGTCGACTGATTGTGTACCAGGAACAACAACTCCCAAGAGTTCAATTGGTTCAATTGGTACATATGCCATTACAGTTTTTGATAATAACAATTATGTTTATTACAAAGACAGCAACAATACTTGGCAACAGGTTGGCAGCACAGGTTGGGCAAACAGTTATCCAGTTGTAACTGGTACTACATCAACTGTTAATTTACCAGCTGGTAGTGAATTTTTGCTCAACGGCACTATTGTAACTCTTGCCAACAATATTACTTCTATAGCAGACTTGGTAACTGCAATCAATGCAGCAGCTATCACAGGTATTACTGCCAGCGCAGTCAGCGGACGCCTGGCTATATCAGCCACTTCAAGTGCTGCCAACGGGCCAACAACTGGAGTATGTGCAGTTTCTGCTTCTACAGTGTCGACTACACCTGTTGCAGCTGGTAATTTTGTAGTAGGCAGAAGCTACAAAATCACCACCGCAGGCACAACAAACTTTACTTCCATTGGTGCACTTTCTAATGCAGTTGGTACAGTGTTTGTTGCTTCGGGTGTGGGCACAGGAACTGGCGATGCAACTCCAGAAGTTGAAGACGACTTGACCACAATTGGTATTGCAAATGCAGTATATGGCCGTGCTGCACTGACACACGGATCATTTGCACAAGTACCAACTTGGTCCTTGTTTGATCCAGTGACTCGTCCAAGCGGTAGTATTTGGATCAAGACTTCATCACAAGGCGCCGGTGTTAATTTTACAGTCAAGACCTATGACAGTGCATTGAATGTATGGTCAACACGGGCTATGCCAGTGTATGCCAGTGGATTTGATGCACTATTTGGACTAGATCCAGCAGCTGGTGGCTCCAATATTAGAGCCAACTCCAGCTTTGTCAAATACAATACCAACAACAACGGAATTGCCAGCTATACCATTTACAAGTTGGGTGCTGCTGGAGTTACAAAAGTAATCGGATCCACTGCACCTAGCGGAAGTGCATTTGTAGTTGGAAACAGTTTCAGTATTGTTGCCAGCGTACCTGGTAGCGCAACACCAGTCAGTGCAACTTGCACATTAGCCGGCACTGGTCCTAGTGACTTTGTTGCAGCAATTTTGGCTGCTAACGTGCCTAACGTGGCTGCTCAAGTTGAAACCAATGGTGCAATCAGTATTTCGCACCGCGCTGGTGGTATTATTAACTTGACAAACTTGACAGGAACTCCAATTGCAACAGCAGGATTTATTGCTGGAACCACAAATGGAGTAGTTTCTAACATTGTACCAGGTACAGTCAACTTGACTAATTGGAGAACTGAAGTTTATACATTCAGCAACAATGAGCCATACACAAACCCTACAAATGGTAGACTATGGTACTACAATGATCCAACATCAATTGATATCATGGTATGTGACAGCACAGGTTGGAAAGGTTACAAAAACTTATCTCGAGATCCTCGTGGTTTTAATCTAAGTTTAACTGATCCAAATGGAGTTATTGTTACTCCGACCGAGCCAACTACACAAACCGGTTCTCTAGGTGCTCCATTGGTTGCTGGAGACTTGTGGTTAGACAGCGGAGACTTGGAAAACTATCCTCGTCTGTATAGATACAACAGCACCAATCGTTGGGAATTGATTGACAACACCGACAGCACCAGCCAAAACGGTATTGTGTTTGCTGATGCACGTTGGGACGGAAGTGGTACAACTGATCCAGTTACTGGAGATCTTCCAAGCATTAGAACACTGTTGAGCAGTGACTATGTGGATCTTGATGCTCCGGACTATCGTTTGTACCCACGTGGCACATTGTTGTTCAACACACGCCGCAGCGGTTACACTGTCAAGAGATTTGTCCAGAACTACTTTAACACACAGTCATTCAATGTCAGCGTAGGCGGTCTACCAGTGCAAACCAGCACTTGGGTGTCTGACCTGGGCTTGGATTCACGAGGTGTTCCGTTCTTCGGGCATTTTGCACAACGTGATTTTGTTGTTCAGGCAATGAAGGCAGCAGTAGACGGTAACTTGGATGTTCGAGAAGAAGGTTACAACTTCAATTTGTTGGCAGCTCCTGGGTATCCAGAACTGGTCAGCAACTTGGTTTCTTTGAATAATGACCGAGCCAACACCGGATTTATTATTGCTGATACACCAATGACATTGGCTTCAACAATTACAGATATCAGTGCTTATGCCAACAGCTTGACCAGCTCTGATCCATATGTTGGATTGTTCTATCCTGCTGCATTGAGCACCGACTTAACAGGTAATGAAATTGCAGTACCAGCTAGCCACATGATGTTGCGTACATTCTTGCACAGCGACAATGTGAGTTATCAGTGGTTTGCACCAGCTGGAACTCGCCGTGGTCTAATTGACAATGCAACTGCCATTGGTTACTTGGAACCAGATTCTGGTTTGTTTGTTCGAACTGGTGTTAACCAACAGCTTCGTGACAGACTATACGAACTAAGAATTAACCCAATCACATTGTTGAGTGGAACTGGTATTGTAGCATACGGTCAGAAGACTCGTGCCCCAAGCGTGGGTGGTGGCGGCAGCAGCATGGATCGTATCAACGTTGCACGTTTGGTCAACTACTTGCGTGTAGTATTGCGCGGTGTTGCAAACGGATTCTTGTTTGAGCCAAACGACAAGATCACTCGTGACCAAGTCAAGCAGTTGGTTGAAAGTGTGTTGAATGATCTGATTGCCAAGCGTGGTTTGTATGACTACCTGGTAGTATGTGATACCAGCAACAATACCCCAGACCGTATTGCTCGTAACGAGTTGTACATTGATGTTGCAATTGAGCCAATGAAGGATGTTGAGTTTATCTACATTCCGATCAGACTCAAGAATCCAGGAACAATTTCTGGCTCAGCATCGACTAGCACAACTACACAGTAATTGAAACTGACAAAATAGGCACAGCAATGTGCCTATTTTTATGAATGTGCTTTCATTATAACTATTGTTATTGGTAGATTATGGGCGAGGCAAAATCATCCGTTTTATCATAAATATTTTTATCAGATTAGGAGATAATCATGGCAGTAGCCTCATTAACAAGATTTACAGTACCGTTAGCTAGTAACCAAAGTGCTAGCGCACAAGGCCTATTGATGCCAAAACTTCAATATCGCTTTAGAGTCAGCTTTGAAGGATTTGGAGTAAGTCCTGACCGAGTTGAATTGACCAAACAAGTGGTTTCTTTTAGCCGCCCACAGGTCAGCTTTGCAGACGTGGATGTGCATGTTTACAACAGCGTAGTTAGATTGGCCGGCAAGCACACATGGGGTGATGTTACTACATCAATTCGTGATGATGCAGCAGGCAATGTTACTCGTTTGATTGGCGAGCAATTGCAAAAGCAATTTGACTTTATGGAACAAAGTTCCGCAGCCAGCGGTAGTGATTACAAGTTTATTACACGTTGCGAAATGCTGGACGGTGGTAACGGCGCTAACGAGCCTACAATTCTTGAAACATGGGAACTGTATGGTTGCTATGTCAAAGAAGCAAATTACCAAGAAGTCAACTATGCCAACAGCGATCCAGTTACTGTGCAAATGTCTATACGTTTTGACAATGCAGTTCAGACACCAGGTGGCACCGGCATTGGTACATTCATTGGACGTACAATTGGTACAAACATTACTCAGTAATACTGGGTTAAATAAAAAGGGCCTTAACGGCCCTTTTTTTATGAGATAAATATTGTATGACCGATATTTTTAAAGACATAGTCAACTTTGCTGGTACAGCTCTGAACCAGGCATTGACTACTGATAACCTCAAAGACTTTTCTCATGCCAGTAAGTTGTTTGTCGGGGATCAGTACAGACTGGTTCCTAAAAGCGGATTCCTGTTTCATGTGTTTATTGATATAAATGGCACAGTATACGACGATGCTAATCCCAATGGCATGCGTGAATTGGGATTAATGGCCAAGACTGCAGAATTGCCAAAGTTTACGGTAGACACAAAAACAATGAATACCTATAACAGGCCCACTGTCGTGCAGTCTAAGATAAAATACGATCCGGTTTCGATTGTGTTTCATGACGACAGTGCCAATTTGATTAGAAACTTTTGGATCAATTATTACAAAAGATATTACAGAGATTCAGATTATAGTCTTACTCAGTATGCACTGCCTTTCAAATACACGGATCAGCAAATCACAGATTTTGGTTTTAGTCCCACAGGTGATCGATTTTTAAAAGCCATACGAATCTACAGTTTGCACAAAAAACGCTTTAGCGAATATATACTGGTCAATCCAACTATCAAGAGTTTGAGACACGGACAGCACGATAACCAAACCGTTGATTCTATTATGAGCCACGAAATGGTAATTGAATACGAGTCAGTATTGTACAACTCTGGCAAAGTCAGACTGGGCAATCCAAAAGGATTTGCAGATTTGCATTATGATAAATCGCCTAGTCCATTGACCCCATCAGGTGGCGGCCCAAGATCGGTGTTTGGTCCTGGCGGCATTATAGATACAGGTAAAGATGTGCTCGAAGATTTTCAAAACGGGGACTACGGATCAGCTTTGTTTAAAGCTGCTCGCGGTATCAAAAGTGCCAAGAGTATGAATCTCAAGAGTGCAGTCAAACAAGAACTCGGTGATGCAATCAACAGTGCAATTAGAGAAAGTGTCACTCAACAGAGAATTATTGTACCAAACTTGTTGAGCACCGGCGGAATTACAAATACTCCGTTTACTGGAATTGATCTCAACACTTCGTTGGTCACGCTTGCTGGCGCAACACTGTTGCGTGATTCAAGAGTAGAGGATCCAATCAACGGAGCCAGGATAACTGACATAACTCAAGCAACCAGCGGCATGATACCGCCAAACAACTATCAGAGATCTTTTCCGCCTCTGGCTCCAATACCAATAAAATCAAATGAAGTAAAGATCATTAACGATCAAAATTCGTTGTTGCCCAATAGTAACCAAAACGAAGTTAACACCCCCAAGCGCAAACAAGATATTGACAATAGAATAAACTTCTTGTCACAATCGTTAACTGTTGTTGCAAACGAAGCATCGGCAGCAAACACGCAGGTTATTACAGCCACAACTACCTTTAACTCATTGAATTCCAGGTTGAGTCTGGCCAATGCGTTACCAGACTCTAACCCCAACAAAGATACTCTTATATCTCAAATACAACAAAGTATGAATGTGCAACAGGAAATACGTTTAACCTCACAATCGCTGTACGATAGAAAAAATCAAGAGCAAATTGATCTGACTAGAGAAGTGCAGGCTTTACGAGCAGAACGAGACACATTGGTATAAATTATGTCAACACTACAACCCAATAACATCAATGCAACAGACCTGTCGGGTAGCATACCCAATGAAACTGATTTCTTTTTTAGCAATTATTTTTCACCTGCATTTACTGTAAGTCAAAACATCGACGATGCAGTATTGGCTTTTTTTGAAAAAATTACACAGAACAAAGAATCAGCAAAAGTGTTGGCCAGTTCGGTGATTTATATCAGTTTGGCCAGAGATATCGATCCAATGGAAACATTGGCCAGCTTTTACAGTTTGAATGAAGATCAATTGAATTCCTACGTTACAGCATTTTTAAATTTAAATAGAACTGGAACAAGTTATCTCGGCATCAATGGTGTTCCTCGAGTAGGAAAATATGTGCAACGAATGATAATGCCATGAGCAAGTATGTACAAGGCAAGTATCAAATAAAAAATCCTGAAAAGTATGCAGGTAAACGACTGCCCACATATCGCAGCAGTTGGGAGTTTACGTTTTGCACATTCTGCGACAACAACCCGGCGGTTATCCAATGGGCCAGCGAACCTTTCATGATTCCTTATAGAAATCCTCTAACTGGTAAGAATACTGTTTATGTGCCAGACTTTATGATGGTCTATTTGGACAAAAATCAACAAAAGCATGCAGAAGTAGTTGAAGTCAAACCGCTCAAAGAAACCAGTTTTGAGTCTGCAAAAAGTACCAGAGACAAAGCCGCTGCGGCATTAAACATAGCAAAATGGACAGCAGCCCGAGCATTCTGTCAATCGCACGGAATGACATTTCGAGTGGTCACTGAACACGATATATACCACGGTTCCAAACGCCGATAAATATTCGTTAAGCAACAGCCAATTGAGTTGGATTGTTGAGGAGATATAAAATTACTAAACGCCTCGAAGAACTATTTAATTTGCCTGAAGCAACCACTGAAGAATATGCCGATAAACACAATATCAATGATTCCATACAAGAGAATCAGCAAGCATTGAGTTCGGCCAATGACATCATTGATCGTATCGATCAGGCTTTGCCACAGGTTCATGAGCTTGATTCTGCAGACGACGAATTAGATGAGCTGAGTGATCTAGCCAAACAAAAATTTGAAGACTTGATGGATCTGGGTATGAATGTAGAAGCCAGATTTAGCGGCACTATATTGCAAACAGCAGGTGTGCTGCTGGGTCACGCTATCAGTGCCAAGCAAGCCAAAATAGATAAAAAGTTACGAATGGTAGACTTGCAATTGAAAAAGATGAGATTGGATCAAACAGCATCCCGAGACCCTGGTGCAAATGCACTTGACGGGCAAGCCACATTGATTGATCGTAACGAGTTATTGAGTCGCATACTTGCAAGTAACAAACCAGAAAACTCTAAGAAATAATATAAATACATAATATTAGGATTCCGTATGAAACCCTTTGCACATTACTTACAAGAAACGAATCGAGTATTCGAATTCTGCATTAAAATTGCCGGATGCGAAATCGACCAAGCCGCACAGGCAAAAATTAAATCAGCACTTGAAGCCTATTCAGTTGAATCTGTCGGCAAGGTAAAAAGATTGCCTATTCAGGAGCATGTTGATTTCCCAGGACAAGGCCCTTGCGAATGCCATCTAGTTGAAGTTACTGTTCGTTATCCAGTGGTCAGCGATCAAATAGCTCAAGTTGTAGCAGAAAAACTGGGCATTAGTCGCAAGCAAGTTATTGCTCGTACCCGGGGAGAAGAAGAAATTAGAACCTCAGTTGTTCTACCAAAGAAAGCCAAAGATGGGTCAGTATTAAATAATCCTGATCTAGAAGCAGCTGATGGTGGTCAAGAGCTGGTAGGACAATCAAGAAAAGACAGTATGCTCAAAGAATTAGAAACTCGAAAGTACGACTTTGCTGCCAAAACAGAATCTTCTGGACCTGTTGATGCGCCAAAGATCAATCCCATCAGCCCAGTGGGCTCAAAACAAAATACAATACCTAGCCCAGTAAAAGGAAAATAAAATGGATTTCGCTAAAATACTCAGACAAATTGATACCATCCAATCTAAGCAGACTCTAAATGAGGGCTGGGAAGATATGATGAAAGCCAACAAAGAAAAAGCCAAAGAAAAAGGCACTGACAAATTTGATAAAAAAGAAACCAGTACCGGCACTACCTACACTCGAAAGTCCAGCACTTTCAGTGACGGCGGCGACGACAAAGATACAAAAAAGGCCAAGGAAAAAGAAAAAAAGTCCAAAGTCAAAGAAGATGACGAAGCAGAGTTGGATGAAGGCATCGGCGACATGGTCAAAAAAGGTGTTGACGCAGCCAAGAAAGTGGGCAGTGCAGCACTTGACAAGTTGGGTCATGGCAGCGACGAAGACTTGATCAAAGACTTGCAAAAGAAAGCCGGGGTTCCGCAGACTGGTAAAAAACCTGAGACTGCGTCCAAAGAGACTGTGTCTGAAGAGAAAGTTGAAGAAGATGATGTCGAAGAAGGCAACGAATTCAGCGGAGCACTAAAAGCAGCCAAGGATGCAGGCAAAGAAGAATTCGAAGTCAACGGTAAAAAGTACAAAGTCAGCGAAGGTGCCAAGCCAGACTTCTTAGATATTGACAAAGACGGCGATAAAAAAGAGCCATTGAAAAAGGCAGCTAAAGAAAAGAAAAAAGTTGACGAAGCAATGGCTGAGTGCTATGACCAAGCAATGGGGCAAATGCAACAACCAGAGCAAGAGTCCGGTATCAATGTCAGCAGCAATATGGACACCAAGACAGGTAACCAAAGTTTAACAGTGACTGCACAAGGTGCAGCAGCCGACGAGTTGGCACAACTGTTGAAGTTGTCTGGTGTGTTGGGCGGTGGCAGAAATCAACCTCAAGAAATTGACATGGCAATGGAACAAGGTGAGTATGCAAATGCTCCTCGTGAGCAAGTCCAAGGTATAGCCAGTCAGTTGCAACAAGGCAACGATCTAAATCGTCCAAAGAAAACTTATCCTCGTGTGGCTGGCGGCGACAATCCAATGCAAGCAGTTGCTGCCATGGAAGCTCGTTCCAATGCAGCCATTGCTGAAATCGAAAAGCGTTTGATGGAACAGTTGGAATCTATCAAAGTTGCGGCGCCCAAGGCCAAGTACGAAAACAGCTACAAAAAGCCTACAGCGGTCAAGCAAAAGAAGTAACAACAACTTTCTCTGGATATTGAATTTCAATATCCAGAGTTTGATAATACAAAAGATGAAGCAATATCGAATATCGGCAGCAGACTTTGGACAGCAAGATCCAGCAGTGCCGGATGCTCATTTGGATAAACAAGATCTAGCCAACCTTCAACGCCTGGCTGGTATTGACAGATCTATAGACAAACCCAATTTTGACGAAGGCAGCAACATATCCAAGACTGCTAACGAAAAAGCACAGTTGATGAAAAAACACAAAATACAACCTGGCACCCAGGAGTGGTTTCAGCTTTGGTTTAGTAAACCATACCTGACAGGCGAACCACCAGTAGGCAAATAAGACCGTTTGCTGTGTACTTGGATAAGTACATATATTATGAGCAAACCTTTAGAAAATGCGTTAATCAAGAAACCGTACACAGCCGCCAAGTTCACTGATTTTGAGCTGGAAGAGTTTGTAAAGTGTGCTGACCCAGTCAACGGCCCCAGATACTTCCTAAGCAAGTATTTTTATATACAGCACCCTACCAAAGGTAGAATGATGTATGTGCCGTTTGAATATCAAGAACGCCTGATTGACACCTACCACAACTACAGATTCAGTGTCAGTTTGATGCCGCGCCAAACAGGTAAAACAACCAGTGCAGCTGGGTACTTGTTGTGGTATGCCATGTTTAACCCTGACAGCACTATTCTTATAGCTGCACACAAATACACAGGTGCACAAGAAATCATGCAGCGTATTCGTTACGCCTATGAGCTTTGCCCTGATTTTATTCGTGCTGGCGCCACCAGCTACAACAAAGGCAGTATAGAGTTTGAAAACGGCAGTCGTATTGTAAGTCAAACAACAACTGAAACAACTGGTCGAGGTATGAGTATTACACTCCTATACTGCGACGAGTTTGCATTCGTTAGACCCACAATTGCCAGAGAATTTTGGACCAGTATCTCGCCCACACTCAGCACAGGTGGTAAAGCTATTATCACAAGCACCCCCAACAGCGACGAAGATCAGTTTGCTACAATTTGGAAAGAAGCCAACAAGTGCATAGACGAGTACGGCAACAACACCGAAATTGGCATCAACGGATTTAAACCTTACCGAAGCTATTGGAACGAGCATCCAGATCGTAACGATCAATGGGCACGGGAAGAACAAGGTCGTATAGGTGAAGAGCGTTTCCGGCGCGAGCACGGATGCGAATTTTTGATTTTTGATGAAACGCTGATCAGTTCCAGTTGTCTGTTGGACATGGAAGGGACCAATCCTATAGAAAAACAGGGACAAGTTCGATGGTTTAAACGCCCTGCCAAAGGCAACACTTATTTGGTAGCATTAGACCCTAGCCTGGGAACAGGTGGTGACTATGCTGCCATTCAAGTACTAGAGTTGCCCAGTTGTATACAGGTAGCAGAATGGCAACACAACCGTACTATTATTCAAGCACAGGTCCGAGTGCTGAAAGAAATTTGTGGGTATATTTACGACCAAATTGGTACAGAAACTGATATCTACTATAGTTTAGAAAACAACACACTGGGTGAAGCAGCTCTTGTCACCTTGAGTGAGCTGGGTGAAGAAAACATTCGCGGAATATTCTTAAGTGAGCCAGCCAAGCAAGGAACTTCTCGCAGATATCGAAAAGGTTTTACTACTACCAACAAGTCTAAACTTGTTGCTTGTGCAAAGTTGAAAACCATGATTGAATATAAAAAAATGGTTATCAATAGTCACAACCTGATCAGCGAATTCAAGAACTTTGTAGCGTCAGGCGGAAGTTATGCAGCCAAGCCCGGGGAAACTGATGACCTGGTGATGAGCTTGTTGTTGGCCATCAGGATGGTGCAAATACTTCAAAATTTTGATCCTGAGTTAGACACACGCCTTCGCGGCAATGATGTGGACTATATTGAGCCAATGCCCTTTATTATGTTGAGCTAAATACACTATTAGACTCAGGGCCAACCTATGAAAAATATTGAACGTATTGCAGAAGAATTATTTGACAAGATACGAAGTCGTTTTGAACATGTAATTCTTGGCGGACAGGATACCGACGAAACCGACGATCCCGAACAGGCCAGATTTTTTAACTTTGATTATATCAGCCATTCTGGTGTCAATTACGGAAACTTGACAATAAGCTTGGTAGACGAAGACAGTTTGAAGATTTATTTCAGTCAAACTCTCAGCGACAAGCTTGATGGCAACGAAGAAGACCAAACCGAATGGTACAACTTTTTAAAAGGTTTGAGATTCTTTGCCAAGCGCAATTTGTTAAAATTTGACACTCGCGACATTAGCCGTAGCAATTTGACTGTACGAGATTTAAAGCAAGCTAGTAAATCCACGTCAGCTTATACCACAGCAGATACTCCAGGATCAGTAACTGAAAGCAGGTTGACTGGTACCAGCAAAGTTAGCACACAAAATTTTGGACCAAGTCGATTGGTTATACATCACAGCGAAGCAGTCAACGAAGAGATACCAGGAAGCCGTAGTCGCAAGATTGATCGCATGTACGTGGAAACAGAACTGGGCGAACGTTTCTTGATGCCGTTTAAGAAACTCAGCGCAGGCCGAGCCATGGCTGAACACATTGCTCATGGTGGGCTTGTGCATGACCAAGCTGGTGCACACATTGTGGGCATGGTTGAAGAAATGGACAGCTTGGCATTCTTTGCTAGAAATACTCGTCGACGCATGTTCGAAGACGGAGAAACACAGGCCATGGTCGAAGCAGCTATTGGTAGATACCACAACCTGAAGGACAGTCTCAAAAGAATGAGTGGCCCTAGAGGTTACGAATCTTTTGCTGAATCATTTCAGCCCAGTGCACCAGTTGAAGAAGAATACGATATTGACGCACTCAAAGAACGATTTGTTAAAAAGATGTTTGACGATCGACTGACACAGGCATTGCCGTATGTGCACCGGGCATATCAACAAAGCTGCACAACCGACCAGAATTCGTATGTTCGTGAATTTGACAGTTGGGCCGATGATGTAACCGAAAACAAAAGCCTCGACATAGACATGGAAGGCCTGGCAACCATGATGCAAGAGCCTGTCAAAGTGGG